AATAAAATTTTTAATTTTTTTAATCATGCGCTTAGTGTGACTGGTCCTACTGAACAACCAATCCCTCCTCCTTTTACACCGCCAATTGTAGCAGTATTTGTGTCAACTGTAAAAAAGAAAAAATTAGCAACCGCATAATCGGTGCTTATTCTTGCTCCACTTTTATATATACCTGTTGTTATTGCATATCCTGCTGATTTAGCAATATTAGAACCAGAAATGCCATCAAAATCTGCTGGATTTGCAAATTGAAATGTTCCTCCGCTTTCAGTGACTGCTAAAGGCGGTCCTCTAAATCTATATGTTGTTCCATTTGTTAATCCATGACCAGGAGCTGTTACATTAATAATTCCTGATCCTGTTTCATAAGTTTCAAAACCATTTTCTGGTATAGAATATGGAACAGCGTTTTCCGTTCTGTCAGTTCTTACATGTCTTAATGCAACACCATCAGCACTAGTTGGTTTTGGTTCTAACTGTGGTTGTTTTGGTTCAAATTCAGACACATGTACAAAAGACCCATTCCATTCTCTAACCATTTCTCTGTATGGAAACTCTAAACCAGATCTATCTGATATTGCTTTTGCATATTTACCTGTTGCGTATTTTGACATTATGCTCCTGGATAATAATTTTTCTTCAGCAGCAAGTATTTCCCTTTGGTCTTCTTTACTTTTACCTTTGGTAATTCTTGATTTAATTTCTTTTACTTTTTTATCACGTTCTCTTACCGCTGATTTATTAACTGCTCTTAATGCTCTCATGTGTTTTTTATAAACCCCTTGAAATCTTGCCGTATCTTTCTTATCAATTTTTTTCATTTTCTCTGCGGCTTTTGCACGAGCTCTTTTTAAAAAAGCTGTTCCTAATCCTTTAATTGCTTTTATTGTCATTTACTTAATATTCCTTTTAAGTGAGTTAAATCATGAGGTATTTTTTTCTTTTTTATACCAATAAATCCTTTTTTCTTCATACTTTTTAATCCCATAGCTATACCTTTTCTAACATTAGGATCTTTTTCCATATAGCCTTTAGTTTTTTTACCTGTTCCTTTTAAAGATTTTTTTATTATGACTCCCATTCCTTTAGTTATTATTGTCATTATGTTCCTGGGTAATAAGTTTTAGGTGTTATGTGTGTGCTAGAAGCAGAACCATCTTCTGCTAACGCTCTTGCTAATTCATCTTCATAATATAATTTCATAGCTTGAACCACCTGTGGTTGATATTTTTGTGCGAGGTAAAATGCTAAACCGGCTATCATACAAGGCACAAACCTAAATGGAACATCTGTTGCGTTTGTATAATCTCCGACATCTTGAATTCTTTTAATAAAATAAAAATGCATATCTTTAGATGCATTAGTTGAATCTGGTGTTGGATAAACATGTATTCGAACTTTATCAATAAATCTTTCTACCCAATATTGATTGGGTGTTCCTTTAGATAATTTATTAGAAAAACCAGCATACGTAGATCTATCTACTTTTGTCATTGGACTGTCGGCTTGTGTAGTCTGAGTTCTATTAGATCTTAATTGTGCTTCTAAAATATCTGATAATCCATATACACTTGCAGGTGCTGTTGTAGTAGCACTCGTGCCATCATCACTTGATCTAAAAAAATCATACTCAGCTTGTCCTTCAATTAAATCTAAATTAGTTTCTCCTATTTCCCAATAATGAATACCTCTATTTCCCCATTCTTGAAATAATATATTAAGAGATCGTCTAGCAGATTTTAATTGATAACCAGCAACATTTTGTAAACCAATACGTTCAAAAGCTTCTTCTACTATTTCATCAATAGCAAAAGTTTTATCAAATGTTGTTGTGCCCGAGGTAGTGTTAGCCATTTAACCTCCTATGATTCGTAAACTTTAATCCATTCACAAACAATTGTAGCTGAATCTCCATTTGCACAAGACGGTAATGTAACATTTACATCTCCAGTAAAATTTGTAGCTTCAGTGTTTTTTAAGCCACCAAATGAAGAATAATCATATTCCATTTCACCCGCTAACGTTTGAAACACTACATCTGTGTCAGCGTCCCATAACATTCTAATCGCATCAACCGGTGCTGTTACTGAAACATTAAAACTAATTTTATTTAATTTTACAGTTTTACAAGTTTTACCGTTGTTTGAATTTAAAGCAGAAACATCAACTATTTTAGTTGTGCCTCCTGTAGAATCAGAAACTACGTTGTAGTGAGTGATAAGTTTTTTTGCTCCGTCAAATACAGTTGTATTTAATACTGTGTCTGCCATGTTT